TAATTTTAATGAAGTGTTAGAGAGATTTCTAGGAGAAGAAGGAATATCAATGACAATTAAAGTTGAAAAAGGTATGGAAGATTAGGATAAAGAAGGTGGGTTTATCCCACCTTTATTTTTAAAAAAAATCAGAAGGAGAGATGATGAATGTTTGATGAAAGACTTAAACGTCAAGACGGAGAAAGTATTGAAGAATATCAAATGAGATTGTCAGTAATGAAGTTAAAAGAAGGTTATGATATTGATTGGTTTGAAATAAAAGAATTATTGAGAAGTGATGAACACGTAGATACGTTAAGACGCAAGGGATATGGACTTGCAATGGCATATGAAATATATGAAGATAAAATAAATAAAATGACAGAAGATTATTATTTACAAGTGCAACAAATTAGAGATAGAGCAGAAGGAGAAATAGAAGATAAAAGATTAACTGAATTACAGAATAAAGTATTACAATTAAAAATAGAAAAAGAAAAATTAAAAAATGAACGTAACCATGTAAATGCACAAGTTAGAGTTGTTGCTAGAATAGAACATTTTATAGAATGTTTAAAAGATGATATAATAAAATTTGAAAAAAAAGAAAGATTAGTAATAGAAGAAGATGAAAATAAATTAGGTAGAGATGGAGTTATTTTATTATCAGATTTGCATATGGGAGCAGAAACAGATAATATATTAGATTGTTATAACCCAATGATACTAGAAGAAAAATTAAAATATTATATAAAAATGGTACTATTGTATGCAAAAGAACAGAGTATAGAAGATATGTATTTTTTAATAGCTGGTGATTTAATTTCTGGAATTATACACAATGTTAATAGATTTGATAGTAGATTAGATGTTAGTCAACAAGTGATAAGAGTAGCTTATTTATTATCAGATGTAATTAATGAAGTATCAGAACAATATAATGTTAAAGTTGTTATTACAAATGGAAATCACGATAGAATTGTAGCAGATAAAAACAACCATATAGAAGAAGAAAATTTTACTACATTTATTAATGAAATTCTTAGACTAAAATTATCAGATAATGAAAGGGTAGAATTTTTACCTTGTGATGATTGTACTTTATCAAGATTTGAAATTAGAGGAAATAAGTGTGCATTAGTTCATGGAAATAACGATAAGAGAAATACAATAAATAGATTAGTAGAATTAGATAAAACTGTATTCGATTTCATATTTAGTGGACATTGGCATAGAGCAGAACAATGGGAGCATAATCATACAACTATAATTGTAAATGGTGCTTTTGGTGGAGAAGGATATGCAAGAAATGCAAGACTTTATAATAAACCTATACAAAAGTTTATGATATTTACAGAAGAAGGTATGATGTGTTCATATGATATAAATTTAAATAATTATAAAAAATAATAAAATTTATTCATTTTTTAATAAAAAAATTAAAAAAATAGTCCTATTAGGATAATGTAGGAGATATTTTCTCCAACTTTACCCACATTTTCATCTCCAATGTGGGTAAAGATTTTTTTTATTTATATAGATTATTTAAGTTAATAAAATCGAATATTTGTTAATTTTAATAATCTATCTAAATAAGATAGATTAAATAAACTTCTCCTTCTTTTGAATTTAAATATTTTAAATATTTAACTCCAAATCAATTATATATTCTCAAATTATCTCTCCCTATTTTATAAGGAGGAGTTCGGTTCGGTCGGACTCCTCCTTTTTTTTATGTAGAAGAAAGGAAGTGAAGTGATGGCAAAGAAAGATGAATATGTATGTCAAACTTGTGGATACTCCTATGAAATCTCGGAGTTTGCTAAGAGTGCATCATATTTAAATAAATTGACAGGAAGGTTGCCATATTGTAAAAGTTGTTGTTCAGAATTTTATGATAGAATGTTAATGGAACAACAAGATGAAATGAAAGCATTATATAAATTTTGTATGCAGTTAGATATTTATTTTGATAAAGATTTAGCTACTACATTATTATCAAATAAGAAAGCAACAAATAATTTAGGATTTAGATATATTAATAAAATGGGATTAGTTCAATATAGAAATAAAACTTTTACAGACACTAAATGTTTTATAAATGTATTTTCTATATCAGAAGAAGATTTAGATGATTTTATGCAAGTGAATACTGAAAAAGAAAAAGAAGATATGATAAAAGAAGCTAAAAGTAAAATAACCTCTGAAATAATTGCTAGATGGGGAGTTGGATATGAATACGAAGAATATTTATTTCTTGAAGAACGTTTTCAAACAATGCTTAACAGTTATGAGAACAACAACCCTGCATCTATCTGGACTTATCAAGAGATGTGTATAAATTACTTAGAATTAAGAAGAAATAGAGGTAATCCTACTGCTCAAAAGAATTATCAAGATATGATAGATAAAATGCAAACAAGTTGTAAAATGAAAATATCTCAATTAGATAATACAGAAGATGAAAGTGCATCATTTGGTAGATTTATAGATAGAATAGAAATGTATGAACCTTGTGAGAAAAAATTACCATTCTTTGAAGATATAGATGGTATAAGGAAATATGTAAAAAAATGGTTTATTTTACCTTTTGCAAAAGAACTAGGTATAATGGATAAAAATGTTATTGATGAATTATTAAATGGCGAAGATATTGAAGATTATTCAGATGTAAATAAAATATACAAAGAACAAGAAATGGGATATAAGGAAGATTTAGATGAAACAGAAGAATAAAGATTATATATCAGATGAAGTTATAAAAAGTCCACATAGAAAAAGAGAAAATTTATCTGCTAGAAAAAAAGATAGATTTGAAGAAGGTATGAAAATATGGACTAGCTTCTATCGTGCTAATCTTCATAGATTTTGTATAGATTATCTTCAATTAAATTTATATCCATTTCAAATGATAATGTTATATTTAATGAATATAATGTATAGTACTTGTTTCATATGTGCAAGAGGATTATCGAAATCATATACAACTGGAGTATTTTTATGTGCAAGAGCAATATTATATCCGGGACAATTGATAATAGTTTCTTGTACAACTAAGGAACAGTCAAGGGCATTAGTAAGAGAAAAAATTTCTAAAGAATTAATGAAACAATCACCAATGTTACGGAAGGAAATAAAAGATATAAAAGTTGGAACAAATGAAACTTGTGTGTATTTTAAGAATGGAAGTACAATTCAAGCTATAAATGCTAGTGAAAATACTAGAGGTCTTAGAGCGCACATCTTAATTGTTGATGAATATAGAATGATTAAAGGAGAATTTGAAACACTTAACTCTGTATTAAAACCATTCTTAAACTGTGTTAGAATACCAAAATTTAAAAGTAGAGAAGATAGCAAATATATAAATTATCCATCAGAAGAAAACAAAACCATATATTTATCAAGTGCATTGGAAACTGTGCAATTATAAGTAATATACGAGTGCTTATAATAAGAATTGGGCAAAATCGGTCGGTATATAGAGATATATACGGTAAGGAAGACTAAATCTTAATTATCTATTGACATAATATAAAAATATAAGTATAATAAATATATAATAGAAAGGAGTTGATAGAAATGAGTAAAATTAATATTGAAAATAGAATTGGAGAAGAAACAGAGAATAAGTTTGGAAGCAAAATGATACTTATTAATTGGAGAAAATTTGAAGATATTGATGTGTATTTCCCACAATATAATTGGATTGCTTATAATATGAATTATGGAAATTTTAAAAATGGAGGTATCGCCTGTCCTTATGAACCAAGAGTTTTTGGAGTTGGTTATATAGGGGAAGGAGAAATGAAGATGAAAAAAGGATATACGCAGAATGATAGTTATATTGCTTGGAAAGGTATAATCGAAAGATGTTATAATGAAAGATGCAAAAGATTTAATAGCACAATGTCAAAAGAATGGTTGTGTTTTAATTGCTTCAATGAATGGTTTAAAAAAAATATTTATTATGTTGAAAATCAAAGAATGTGTGTTGATAAAGATATATTATTTAAAGGTAATAAACATTATTCAGAAAAAACTTGTTGTATAGTTCCCAATGACATAAATGTATTATTTACTAATTCGAGAAAAACAAGAGGAGATTTACCATTAGGAGTTTCTAAGACACAAAATGGTAAATTTAGAGCAAGATGTTCTGTTTATAATGAAGAAATTCTTATTGGTGTTTATAACACAGTAGAAGAAGCATTTTTAGCATATAAATTTTTTAAAGAAAATCATATAAAGGAAGTAGCAGATTTATATAAAGATATTATACCTTATAATTTATATAATGCAATGTATAATTATAAAATAGAATTTGATGATTAAGACAAGTTAATACCGAGTTAATTAAATAGATTAAAAAATATTTAATAATGTAACGCATAGCAAATGAACCTTGAAAAGAACTGCAAAGCAGTTCTTTTAAAATGCAAGAATATAAATTTGCCAAGAGTGTCCAACACCCTTCGTATTTTAAATGGGGTGAAAATATATGCTAAACTGAATTGGAATTGACCAATTGATGAAAATGAGGGAAACCTCCAGAGGTGTAGATAAAAAACTACACGATAATAACTTTTGGGTATGGCGACCATTGGAGTTATGATTTATATAAAGAACATAGAGAAAAAATGTTAAATGGGGAAGATTGGTTTACTTGTAATTTACCTTATCAATTATCTGCCCATCATGGCTTATTAACTAAGAGAAGGGTTGAAGATATTATAAGTAGTGAAAATATGTCTGATATGTCTTTCCAAATGGAATTTGAAGCATTATTTTATCACAATAATGACCATTCATTCTTTAAACCAACAGATATGTTGCCATTAAGAACATTAGAATATGCTTGGTATCCTCCAACAATAGATGAATATGTGTTGAATAAAAATAAAGATATGTCAAAGAAACCATATTATCTTAAACCTATTGTAAAAGATGAAATGCGAGTTTTATCTTGTGATATAGCTTTAATGGATAGTAAAAATGGTAAGAACAATGACAATGCTATATTTACTTTCTTTAGATGTATACCTAAAAATGAAAATTATATAGCAGAAGTTTTACATCAAGCATCTTATGAAGGTGCAAAAGCTAAAGAATTAGCATTATATATTAAAAGATTATATTATGATGGTCAATGTGAATATATCGTACTTGACTGTGCTGGTAATGGTATCTCTGTATTGGACGAGTTAGGGGAAATAACTGTTGATACTGAACGTGGAGAAACTTATCCACCATTAAAGGCTATGAATGAAGATAGATATATGGAAAGATGTGGATATCCAAATGCACAAAAATGTATATATTGTATAGCCGGTAATCAAAAGTTAAACCACGAAATAGCAACTCAATTAAAAACTTCATTCCAAAATAAAACAATTAAATTGTTAAAAAATCAAATGGAAGCAGAAGACTTTATAGAAGGATTTGCTACTATGACACCACAACAACAAGCAGATAAATTATTGCCATATATACAAACTTCATTAATGCAAAATGAAATTATATGTCTTGAATATGAGATTAAACAGTCTTATATCAGAGTGTATGAAACTGGACGTAATCGAAAAGATAGATATTCAAGTCTAAGTTATGGTAACTATTTCATACGTTTGCAAGAAAAAAAATTACAAAAAAGAAGTAAGAAGAAAAGTTCAATAAATTTATGGTAAGGAGTTGAAGTAAATGACAGAACAAAATAATAATGAAGAAATAAAAGAAAAAAGAAGATTGTTTGCAGAAACATCAGTATCAAGTAATGCAACAAACTTTGCATTTAACCCTGTTAAATATACTGCAAATGAAGTATTGAAATTATTAGAAGACCCTCAAAAAAATGCTAGTTCACTTCAAGAAGTAAGTTTATGGTTATATTATAATAGTGGTATATATTATAGATTAATAAATAACTTCTCCGGAATGAATAGATATGATATGTATTTATTCCCTAGCACAATATCTAAGTTTGCAAAAGGTGGAAAAAAGAAAAGTACTAATGCAGATAAATTATTAAAAGAATATCTTGATGTTGCTCAATTAGTAGAAAAATTAAGTTGGAAATCAAACTTTAGAAATATTGGTACTAATCTTCTAATAATGGGAGAAGTATACTTATTTAAAATAGAAGATAATAGTGGTGTTATCATAAAAGAGATACCTTCTAATTTATGCAAAATAAGTAAAGTAATAAATGATGGATTATATAAATATTCTATCAATATGAGTAAAATAGGTACTGCGGCTATTTATAATATGATGCCAAAAAGAATACAAGAATTATATGATAAACATAATGCCGGTACATTACCACCAGAATCATATAGTGAAAATAACTATGTTATAATAGAAGAAAAAGA